AGTTTCCGCGAGTTTGTCCAGCGTCGCTTTGTTGGCGTGGGTGTGCGCTTTGCCGACCGCGTCGGCGACCTGCGCGGCGGTGGTCGCGCCCACGGCGTCGGCGGTCGCGGCGTGATCGACGATGCCGTCGTCGTCGGTGTCGTAAACCGATTTGAGCATATCGCCGGTTGAACCGGTTGTATCAAGTCCGTCCAACTTCTCCTTATCGGCGGCGGACATCAGCCCATCGGCTTTTGAAGTAGCCACGGGGAGCGTCACCGCACCGGAACTATTCGGTACTTGACCATTGACCGAAGATATCTTCTCATTCAATTTATTTTCCAGCCCGGTCACATCGCCGATTACATGGTTATGCGTCGCCGGAGGGAACGCCGAAGGTTTATCGGTCAGGTCATTCCAACTGGAAACTCCTCCGGACACCGTAATCCAGCCGTAGCCGTCCGAAGTTTTTCCGATCACCTGTCCGGCAGTTCCTCCCGCCGGGATCGTCAGTTTGGCATTCAGCGCCGCCGCGGTCGCTTCCTTGGGGGCATAGACGGAGTCGTGATTATGGTCGGCGGCAGCTTTGCCGTCCAACGCGTCCTGCAATCCGGTGACATCGCCGATTATGTGCGTGTGAACTTTGGCCGCATAATCCTGCAATGCGGAAGCGAGGGCATACTGACTGTGTTCATGAGTTTTCGCCGCAAATTCGTTTCTGGCCTGCGTGATGGTGATATAGGAGGCAAGATCAATGCTGCTCCAGCCGCAGCCGGAAACGGTTTTCATCAGGAATTGCCCGGCGTTCCCTCCGGCCGGAACAGTCAGTTTCCGGCTCAACTCGTCGGCAAGGCCGTTCACGTCCGCGACGGCGTGAGTATGCGAGGCTGGAGGAAATGCGGAGGGTTTCCCGGAAAGGTCGGCGTATTTTCCGCTGAACGCATCCGCTTTCAACTGATACAGATTCAGCTTGTCGGCGGTGATGAATCCGGAAACATCGGGCAGTTCACTCTTGAGCGCATACTCTGAATGGGTATGATTTTTCGACGCATAGGTCGTTGAAAGCGTGGCGAGCGTATTCTTCTGCTGGACGGTGAGCGTCAGGCCGTCCTTGTCCTTGAGTTCTGAAACGTCGCCCGGAATCGTGATCGAAACGTTTCCGGCATTGTCAGGGGCGATTCCATTGACGCGGCGCACGACCGGTTCGTCAAGCCCGCCGCTGTTGCGGATCATCTCTTCGACCTCTTCAAAGGTCGGATAACGGTCCGCCGGAAGCGGCGCGGGATTCATACTGTCGGAACCCGGATTGTTGGCAATCGCAATCCGGCCCGCTCCGATCATCCATTGGTCTGCTTCGGACCACAATACGGCGTGAAAGCTGCGGCGCGTACCGAGCGGCAGGTGATAAAATTCATCCACCATTCTGTCGGTGCATAAATTGAGCGTTCCGGTAATCGTCCCGGTTCCGGTGAAAGCGTCGCAGACCGCCAGTTTCCGGCCGCCGCAGCGTGCGGAATAGATAATAAAGCTCAGCCCGGCGGTCTTGATTTCCCCGTCCGGATTCGGGATTACCAGTTCCACGCTCTCCAGTTTGGCTGCCGCCGGAAATTCCGGCTTGAATTTCAGAGAACGCTTTTTAAAATCAGGCGTCACGTTAAGCTGCATCATCAGAAAAACCTCGCTCCTGTTATCGTACAATGCTGATCGAGCGGCTTTCCCGCCGACTCCATCTCTTCAATCGCCTCCGCTTTGAACCGCAAATAGGCGGCCCGGTGGTAGCTGGACAACTCTCCGTTGCTCCACGGCTTCTGCGGCATGGCGAAAAGCTCCGCCAGCGCCTTTGCCTTGACCGCCTCCCAGTACCGGTTGAAAAACTCCTCGGCGTAGGCGTTGCACAGCGGAGTCGGCAGCATGGAATACTCCACACGGATGACTTCGCCTTTCTGCCCGGTCGGCTTATCCAGCAGCACCCGGGTGTGGTTGGCCGGATCAAGCCGGTAGGAACGGGGCGCCAGCATCCGCTTCCCGCAGAAAACGCGGTTGATCCGGAAAATTACCGCATCCTCCGGCACCGCCACGCAGACCGCTTCCACACTTTCGGACAACTCTTCTTGATGGGCGGCCAGATAAGCGCCCGATTCGCGGGCGAACTCCCGCCCGGCGGCCCGTACCGCCTGCAAGGCGACGGGGCTTTCACATCCCGGAAGCAGCGGCAGAAGCTCCGGAAGCAGCTCTTTGATCTGATACATCGCGACACCTCCCTACAGTTGCCGGAATCCGGCGGCGGCCAGTTCCCGGAACGGGGCCGCCTCGTTCACGCGGTTGTAAAACAGAAATCCCAGCGAAGCGATATAATCCGCAATCGCTTCGGAGAAACGTTCCGGTATCCTCTCCGGCTCCGGTTCCCACATCCCGGCGGCGTCAAGCATCAGTTCGGGACGCATGGAGTACAGCGTCGCCGTCGCGCGGTCGAACCACTCTTCAAACCGGTTCTCCGGGTACTGCATCGGTACGGCGGAGACCAGTTCCCGGAACTGCTGCATGAGTTTGTCGGCCAGCGCCGCCTGTCCCGCCGCCAGGTCGCGACTGACCAGCACGGCGCGCCCGGCGGCATACCGGGTGATCGCGTCGGCGTAATCGACGGTCACGGTTCCGGCTCCGCCGATATCCGGGCGCATCGGGCGGACGGCTGCAATTCCATCCTGAATAAAGGCGGAAAGCTGTTCATCTCCCCAATGGAACGGCACCAGTTGCAGCGTTTCCGCGAAGCGGACGCGGAACCGTTCCGCAATCGCGCCGCCGTTTTTGAGCTGGTCGGCGGTCAGGTTGGCGGCGAGGTACGCGGTATAATACCCGGCAGGTTCCAGAAACTCCGCACCGGCTCCGTAGCTGGCGGCATCCGCGCGGACCTTGCGGATCTCCGCGAGTGCGTCGGCGGCGAATGCGGCAAGCCGGTCATCAGTCCAGTGATACGGCACCAGCGCCAGCGCCTCCAGAGCGCGGCCCCGGAAACGTTCCGCGACGGCTCCGCCGTTTCTGACCTGATCGCCGGTGAGGTTGGCCGCCAGAAACGCGGTGTAATATCCGGCGGCTTCCAGAAATTCAGATGGAAGAACCGCGTCGTCGATATCATTGCGCAATTTGCGGATTTCCGCGAGCGCATCGGCGGCGAACGCCTTCAACTGATTGTCGGTCACCCGGAACGGTACGGCGGCAACCAGTTCATTGAACCTTGCATACAGCCGGTCGGAAACCGTGCCGTTATTCGCCTTCTGGTCATGGTCGAGATTGAAAGCGCGTGAGGCGATATAGTAACCGAGCGCCTCGGTAAATTCGACGGTGACGGTTCCCTCCATTCCGATATCGTTGCGCAGTTTTCGGATTTCCGCGATTCCCTGTCCGGCATACTCTTCGAGGTCGGAACTCTGCCAGTGAAACGGAGCCGCCATCGTCAGTTCGACGAAACGGCTGAACAGCTTTTCGGAGAGTGCGCCGTTGTTCTGCTGATAGTCGTTGTCCTGCGCGACGGCGCGGCTTGCGACATAACAGCCGAGAGCTGCGGCGAAGTCACCGGTGACATCCGAAGTTCCGGCGATATCGTTGCGCAGCTTATCCACTTCGAGCAAGCCCTGATCGTAGAAGCGGATCAACTGGTCATCCGGCCAGCGGTATGGTTCAATGCTGTCCGCGAGCAGTTCGCGGGCCTGTTCGAGCACGATGCTCCGTTCCAGAAACGGCACACTGTGCGAGAGGTCGGCCAGCAGCAGTTGAGCGCGCTTGACTGCATCCGGCGTCGCCAGCGCGGTAGTGTCGCCGCCGAACTCGGCCAGAAGTTCCCGGGCGCGTTGGACGGCTGCGGAGGAGATATCCGCGACGGTCCGCTCCCGGATGTCGGCGAGCAGTTCGCGGGCGCGCCGGATCACGGTTTCGGTGATGTCGGCGGCGTTCCGTTCGCTCAGGTCAGCCAGAAACTCCCGCAACCGCGCCAGAACGTCGGCAGACTCGACCGGATCGAGCCGGTCGGCGACATGCAGCCGGGCTTTTGCCAACTGGATCACGAGCGAACGGTCGATCATGACTTACTTCTCCCCTTGGGCGATGATGGCGGCGATCAGTTCTTCCTTCTTGAGGTCGTCGGGCTTCTCAATGCCGCGCTCGGCAGCCAACTGGCGCAGTTCGGCGACTTTCATCGCATTGAGCCGTTCCGACAGCGGCGGCGCGGCGGCTTCGAGCTTGGCGACTTTTTCGCGGAGGGCGGCGTTCTCTTCGGCGAGCGCCTGGTTTTCGCCGGTCAGACGTTCCACTTCGGCGAGAGCATTCTGCGCGGCGGTCTCGAAGCGGCCGGAGCGGAGGGTTTCCTGCTCGAATTTGGCCTGCAATTCGGTGATGCGTTCGAGCATGGTGTTTTCGGCGACCGGCGCGCGGCCGATCAGCACTCCTTCGGCGGTGCATTCCGCCACATGCGGTGAAACTTTCATCACGGCGGGATTGTAAGGCATCACCACGCCGGTGGCGGTATTTTTCATAAAGCGGGCTGCGTTCATGTACTGGACTCCTTTGGTAAGCGCCGCCGGAGCCGGAGGACCGGACGGCGGCGCGGGTTGATGTCAGGCGATTTTAACCACGGAATAGCCGAGGGCTTCCGGGTGGACGGTTTTCCAGCCGTAGACGGTCAGGCCCTTGTAGACCTTGCCGAACCGCTTTTCGCGCGGGCAGGATTCGTTCTTGACGATCTGGGTGGCGAAACTGATCGCATCCTTGTGGCCGAACACCGGCTGCCAGTTATCGCCCGTCTTGTTGAGCTGGTTGGTGGCGATGATGTTGAATCGGTCGATCATGCCGATGTTGCCGGTACGCAGGCTCGACTGCTTGTCGCCGGTGATGTAGACCTCCTTGATCTCCGACTTCTTGATCCGGTTGACCACGGCGAACGGCAGGACCATCCAGCGGTTTTCGTTGGGGAGGTTCTGTTCGTCGAGGACGGTTCCGCAATCGATGATCCAGTCGAGCACATTGTCTTTGGTCAATTCAACCGGAGTTCCGGTGATGCCGAGATTGAACGCGCCGGATTTCTCACCTGCGGTCGCACCGAAGTTTTTTTCGGCGGCGTCGGCGTAAATCGCGTTGACGAACTCGCCTTCGATGGTCTCCTTGAGCTTGGTCACGGCGCGCTGGACAGCGCGCTGGATGTAGGGCACGTCGGACTGATGCTGTTCGACCTCATCGGCGTTGATCGCATAGTACTTGCCCTTGTCGATCAGCAGTTGGACAAGTTCCGGCGCGGTGATCTCCTCGATGGTGAGGTCGGTGCGCGGCGTGAAGTCGTTGATCGTCACGTCCGGCTCGAACCGGATGTTCACGGTGTCGCCGAAATTCTTGATTTCGCCTTCGCGCTTGTTGTTGGTGATCCAGGAGAGGAACAGCTGCGGGTAGAACAGCGATTCCATGGTCTTGGACCAGATTTCCGGGATGTAATTACCGTGCAGAGCGGTGGAAAGTGCAGCCATAACAGGCCTCCTTTACAGTTATCGGCCTCCTCCGCCGGTTGCCGGGGCGGAAGCCAGTTCCTTGTTCAATTTTTCGATAGTCCGGAGCAATGCGGCGGGATCGCCGACTCCGGTGTTGAATTTCCGGTTGGCGGCATTGAGGTCCGCCAGAATGGTCGCCTGATCGCGCTGCGCCGGGGGAAGCGCCGGGGCAGCACCGTTGACCGAGCGGGGAAGCGCCGGAGCGCCGCGCCGGACCGGCGGGACAGCAGCCGGAGCCGCCGGAACGACCGTCTGCTGCGGAGCCGCAGCGGCGGAATGCGGCGGTGCATAGAACACCTGTTCCGCGCGCATCTGGTCGGAGATGACTTTGAGAATCTCCGCCATGCGGACCACGTCACCGCGGCTGCTCGCTTCGCTGTAGTCCTGCGCGGCGGATACCCGCTGCTGCGTGACCGGGTCGAGACGGGTGAACTGATTCATGAACTCGTCGACGGCTCCTCCCTGCTGTTCGAGCAGGGCGATGGAAAGACCGCGTTTTCCGAGTTCCGCGTCGAGCGCGGCGTTGATCCTGTTCTGCCGTTCTTCTTCGTCCCGCTGCCGGAGCAGGTCCACGTTCTGCGCGACCTGATCCAGCCGGGGATCGGCAGCCGGAGCGGCTCCCCCCATCACTTCCACCAGCGCCACGGCGGCTTCATGATCGAATCCGCCCGCTTCCAGCTTGGCGATGCGCTCCGCGATTGCCGGATTTCCGGCGGCGGCTCCGGCGTTCTCGCTTCCGGCGGCGGGCTGTCCGTTTCCTCCTGATTGCGCTTTCAGCCGGGCGTTCTCTTCGCGGAGCTGTTGAAGCTGCCGGTTCAATTCGGGAACTTCCGCGTTGTACTTTCCCTGCAACGTCTGATAACGCGCCTGATGCAGCGCGAGCAGCTTTTCCCAATTGACTTCTGCGGGCTGTTCGGTCGTTTCCGCCGGGGCAGTCGGATCGGCCGGTGCAACCTCCGGGGCCTTCTGATCCGTTTCCGGGACTACGGCCTGATCGGGCGTTTCCGTTCCGGTTCCCGGCTCCTGACCGGGGACGGGAGCGGGCGCGGGGTTGGCGGCGTTCCGGGCGGCTTCGACTTCGCGACGGGTTTCGGGCGGCAGCGTGGCGAGCATCTCCGGGGTGTACCCGGCGTACAGTTCAACCAGCGGATTCTGCGTCTCCGTTCCTGCGGCGTTGACGGTTTCGGCTCCATTGTTGACGACGGTTGCGGACATGGTTCACTTCCTTTCCTGCGCCGGGCCGCCGGTGGGCGGTGTCCGGCAGTGTGTTAAAAGAATCCGGGCGGGGCCTTGCGGCCGGTCTCCGGGTTGATTTTCTTCAATTCGTCTCCCTGTCGGCTGAGAAGCGCGATCACTTCGTTGAATGCTACCATTCTTCCCTGCCAGTGGGAAAAGTCGGCGGGAGAAACAAGCATCATGCGCAGTCCCATCTGGACAAGTTCATCCCGCCACTGTTCGAGTACGATCTTCATGGAGGGATTGTTTCTCAATGCCTCCAGCGCTTCGAGATAACCGGGCTTCAACTCCTGATTCATCGTGCATCCTCCCTGGTTGCCTGACGCTGCATTTCAGGCCCTCCGGGGACCGGCTGGCCTCCCTGCTGCCGTTGTGCGGCCTGAATCTCTCCTGCCAGCGCCCGCTTGGCGCGGTCGGCTTCCTGCGGGGAAATCTGTCCGGCGGCAAGCTGTTCGTCGATCTGCTGGATCGCGGCCTGCAACTCGTCGCTCTGAGCGGCGGCGGCCTGCTGCTGCAACTGGAGCTGCTGCTGTTGGGCGGCGAACTCGGTTTCAGAGGTAACGATATCATTCACCGGCATATCGAGGGTGCGGACCACCTCGCGGGTGAGCGCTACAATGCCTTCCGGCTTCAAAATCTGCTGAAGGAGCGGCGATTGCAGTACCAGCGAGAAGAACTCCCGGCGGCGGATCTGCGACTGTTCCTTGAACGCCAGTCCGATTGCGCCGCGCGCATGGATTTTGAAATCCCCTTTGGCGGAGTTCGGCACCTCCGGATCGTTGATCTTGTCGTAGTAGAGGTCGCGGATCAGCGGTTCGTAAAGGCCTTCGTCGATGTTGTTGATCGGGTCTTTGATCTGGTTGCTGGCGGCGTCGAGCAGCATGGAGAGGCCGGAGGCGGTCCCGGCTGCGCCATTTTCCGCGCCTTTGCTGACTCCCTGCGAATATTCGGGAATCCCGGAAATCCGGTCGGCGAACACCAGTTCTTTTTCCAGCTCCCGGCTCAGGGAATCGGAAACATCCGGAATCTGCATCAGCTCGAAAGGCTTCTGAGCGCCATAGTATCCTGAACCTGAAACAAACCACTGTTTGAATGGAGTGATCTGCAAAGGCTCTCCGGGTTTGAGGCGGACGGCGTCGGTGTTGATGATGACCTGAGGCGCACCGGCCAGCGCCAGATTGTTGTTCCGCGAGCGCATCAGCGAGTTGACCGATCTTTGCACGTGGTGCAGCAGGTCCGCGATGCCTTCGCCCCAAATGCTGTCGATGTTGGCGCGGTAGCTGGCGGAATAGATGTACCGGCTGGCGGCGGAGAGCGAGCAGTAGATGCAGTGATTCCGCACGACCACCGCGTACACCTCGTAAAACTTCAAATCTTCGAGCTGGTCAATATCCTCCACGCCGTCTACACCGGCGATCCGGACCTTGACCGCCGCCGCGTCCTCTTCGCTTTGGGCGATGCCTTCGGCGGCGGCCTGCTGCAACTTCTGCTCAAACTCTTCGGGAGATAACGGGACCTGCGGCGAATCCGGATAAAATTCCGCAGCCTGCACAGGTGACATTGAGCGTACACACCAGCTTTTGAGCAGCCTTCCGGGGACTGCGCCATAAAATTCGAGCGCGGCGATTTTGCCGTTTTGCCGGTACTGTTCCTGATCGAACAGCTTTGCTTCCGGGTATGCTGCCAGCGGATCGGTTTCGTCGCCAGGCTCGGCGGCGGAGGAGTTTTCGGCGATCACCGCCGCGATCTCGGTGGCATTGTACCCGGAAACTCCGGCCAGCTTGCCCAGCTCGCTCAGCGAATAGAGTGAAACGATCACCAGATTGCCGTCGTCGACTTTCTTCTGCCCGGCGGCGGGAAATACGTGAAGCGGAGAAATCCGCTCGAACCGGTATCGTTCCACCTCCTTTTCGACGAGCCGGACCGCGCCGGAGTCTTCCGCGCTTTCGACCATGGAAACATGCTCGATGCGCTTCACGCAGCGCAGGAAGGCGGCGGGATAGGGGAGCAGGTCGGCGAGAAACTCGTTGAATGCGCTCTTGAATCCGCCATCCACCAATTCATCTTCGATCAGCCGCTCCATCTCTTTGGCGGCGTCGGCGGCGCGTTCGTTGCGGTACTGGACCATCAGCTCACGGACATCGCGGGCATATTCGTAGGCATCGTCCGGCGTCATCTGCAATCCCATCGCGGTAATGCGCTGCATTTCCGCCATCGTGGCCTGCACGATCTGCTGCACGAGGGGATCGGAGAGGTCGGGATCGGGAGTAGGTTCAATGGCCCAGGGCTTTTCCGAACCTCCGAGGATTTTTCTGATCCATGCCGCGCCGGTGGTGCATTTGATCTTGGTGATGGGGTAATAGGAGTCGGAGCCGCCGACACTGTGAATGTAGGCCAGCTCATCGGGCGAGTATTGCGCGTCGAAGGCGAGCTTGGCTCTGAGCAGCCGGTCGGTGACGGCGGCGCGCGCTCTGGCGTTGGCGTCATAGACGCGGCGTATGAATGCGGCCAGCTCGTCAGGGTTCAGGTTCAGATTTTCCGGCGAATCAAACATGGTTCCTCCTGTTTGGGAACCAATGTGCCGCGATTGTCAAGCGAAGTGTCGCCGCCTGTCCAAAAAATTTTCACTTCTGCGGAAAATGGCCCGGAGACGTGCGCGCGCGAACTCCACTCCCTCCCGTCCGCTTGTGTGCCTTTTCCCGTGTTCCGGCCTGTGCCGCGCCAGCGGCGCTTCCCGGCCCCCTTTGGCGTACTTTCCGGAATGTATATTCTTCCCCCGGCTATCTTGCATCATCACCCCCCTCCTGTATCCTCCCCCCTCTTCTTCGCCGCAATATTCGCAAACGGCCAGAAGACCGCCCGAATTTTTTGTTTTTTAAAAGTATATTTTACCCTGTTTAGCTGCTTGAAATATACGAAAAAGAGTATATATTAATATCAGAAACAAAGAAAAATATACGAGGTTTGAAAAATGGAAGTTTATCACGCGACCAACAGCAAGTTCGAGAAGTTCGACAACCGGTTTCTCAACAGCCGGGATGAGGGTTATTTCGGTGAAGGCTTCTACTTCGTGGATGAACTTCAGCACGCTTGGGACATCCAGCGGCAGCTTGAAGCCCGCTACCTGCTGACCTGCGAAGTGACGGATAACCTTTACGACCTCGATCTTGAAGATGACGCAGCCGCGATTGAAAACTTTCCGGCTCCTGAAGAAGTCAAGGCGCAGATGCGGGAAATTGCGGAGTACAACGGAACTTTTTTCAGGTCCGGTTCGGGCGAGGGCTTCGGACTGGAAAAGCACCTGAAAGCTGCCGGTTACGCCGGTGTGCGGGTGCTGAACCGGCTTGCCTCGGTGGGATTGACGAATTACGTCGAGGTCGTCGTATTCGACGCGAAAGATATCGAAATCACTGAAATCGAAGATGAAGAAAGCGAGGATTGAGATGAACAACGAAGAACTGAAACAGATTCAAGCGGACCTTGCGCTGACGAATGCGGCGTTTGCGGAAAAGCTGGCAATTTCGGAAATCACTTTGAAAAAATACCGGACAGGAGAAATTCCGGTTTCGGATGCGCGGCTTTCGACGGCCCGACTGCTGAAGCTGGAAAATGACCTTGCCGGGGCGATGAAAATCGAGCGCGACATCGTGAAAATGGTCCGGATCGCGTCCACAGGGGACAAACAGCCGGTCGAGTTGATCCACGAACCGGAGAAATACCGTTTCCGCTGCGGAGAAATTGAGTTGAGCTACCGCACCGGCTTTATTGAGGTTCGCTGCGAAAACCGCAAGAACAAGCTCGCGGAAACTCTCCGCAGCATGGCGGAGGGTTGGAAAATCGGAGAATTGGGCCGATGAGCCGCCCTAAAAAGATTGTCGAAGCGCGGGAGTGCGTCATTTGCGGTGCCCCCGCGCTGCCGGAGCGGAAAACCTGTTCCGATGCCTGCCGGGATGAACTTCTCTCCCGGCTGGCCCGGAGCCGTCCGCAGAAGCCCCGGAAGCATCGCACAAGAGCGGTAAAAATTCCCTGTCTCTGGTGCAGGAAAGAGATTCGTTTCACTCCAGCACACCAAAGAAAATATTGTAGCAAGGAGTGCATGGTGAACTATTGGCGCGCGCACTTCAAGCCGCTGCCGCCGGGGACCTGCGAAATCTGCGGACAGCCCTGCCGCCGTCATCATCCGACGTGCGGGCGCAAAGAATGCGTTTCCGCTCGTCTGCGGAACAAAGTGCAGCGGAAATGTACCGAGGCCATGATGGCCGCCGCCCGCGCGTCGGAGAAGTGCCGAAAAGGGCCTGAAAACACACATGCGAAAGAGTGGCGCTTGTGCTCACCTGCCGGGGAACTCTTTGTTTTCCGAAACATGAATTATTTCGTACTGTCCCATCCTGAATTGTTCCTTCCTGAGCATTTGAGAATCCTGTCGAACCATAATCCCTACGCAGCAACCATGCTTCGCCTGCTCCGTCCGGGCGTGGTAAGACACATGGAAAGTTGGCAGGGCTGGACGTGGGCCGACTGAACCGCAGGAATAAAAAAGGAGCTTGAACCATTTTCGATTCAAGCTCCCTTTATTTTTCAGACCGTTACATACAACATTACATACAATTCTGCCTTAAATAGACTGCTTCGGCTTAATTGAGTATCACGCTCATTTTTATAGTAACCTGTTTATGATCAAGGCAAAAAAATGGCATCCCCATGGGGATTCGAACCCCAGTTGCAGGGATGAGAACCCTGTGTCCTAGGCCTCTAGACGATGGGGACGCTAGTCGTATCAACTGATGATGTTACTTTAATGTAGTTGAAATTCCGGAAAAGTCAACCGGGAATCTGCAAAAAAATAAAAATATCCCGCCCCGTTCCCTGCCGAAGTTTGCAATCCCCCGCAAACGATTGTACATTTATCAATTGCAATAACCCATTACCGGAGATTATCATATC